AACAAGGTGCGGCATGTAGCTAACAAGGAGTTCAATGCCGAAGGCTCTATGTCACAGGGTATGCTCTTTGGACAGCAGATGTTTGGTAATGGTGGTAAGTATATCACTATCACTGAGGGTGAGATTGATGCTGTGTCTGCCTATCAGATGATGGGTTGCAAGTGGCCTGTTGTGTCTGTTCGTAATGGTGCACAGTCAGCAGTCAAAGACTGTAAGGAACAGCTTGACTGGCTTAACAAGTTCGAGACTGTTGTTATCTGCTTTGACAATGACGCTGCAGGTCAAGCAGCATCCGCAGCAGTTGCTCAGTTGTTCGAGCCTAACAAGGCAAAGGTAATGAAGCTACGTGGTAAGGATGCCAACGAGTATCTCAAGCACAACAAGACACAGGATTTCATCCGCTTGTTCTGGGATGCACAGCCCTACACACCAGCAGGTATTGTGAACCTCAAGAACTTTGATGGTCTGTATGACACTGACGATAAAGAATCTGTGCCTTATCCCTATCAGGGATTGAATGACATGCTGTATGGTATGAGAACAGGTGAGCTGATTACATTCACAGCAGGCACTGGTGCTGGTAAGTCTAGCATCATGCGAGAGCTTGAGCATCACATTCTAAACAACACCAAGCATAACATTGGTATCGTTAGTCTTGAAGAGAATGTTAAGCAGACTATCTTCCACCTCATGTCTGTTGAGGCAAGCAAGCGTCTGTATATCCAAGAGGTTCGTGATACGATAGCACCTGAGCAACTCAAGGCATACGAGGAAGCAACAGTAGGGACAGGCCGTGTGTTTGCATTCGACCACTTCGGTTCCATTCAGACTGACGAGATACTTGCACGTATTCGTTACATGATTAAGGCTCTTGACTGTAAGTTTATTATCCTTGACCACTTGTCTATCCTAGTGTCAGGTCTTGAGGGTGATGACGAGAGACGTAACATCGACAAGATGATGACCAACCTACGCTCACTTGTAGAGGAGACGCAGTGCTGTGTCCTTCTTGTGTCTCACTTACGCCGTGCCTCTGGTGACAAGGGTCAGGAAGAAGGCAAGGAGATTAGCCTGTCTATGCTACGTGGCTCACACAGTATTGCACAGATTAGTGACGCAGTGATTGCGATGGAGCGTGACCAACAAGCAAGCGACCCTATCGTTGCCAACACTACGACAGTGCGTGTTCTTAAGAATCGCTATGCTGGTGAGACTGGTGTCGGTGCATACCTCTTGTATGACAGAGACACTGGACGTATGCAGGAGATTGACGACCCTAACAAGGAAGACTTTGCAGATGTATCAACAGGTAATTACTTATGAATCAGTTAGATTTATTTTCAGGGGCGAGTGATGAGCTAAGAAAACTAGCTAGATATCTAACAACATATATTAGAAACTATCACAAGTGTCCTGATTGTAATACTGTCACATACTTTGACGATAGCGATGTCTTTACTGGTAACAAAACGTCCATCAGGAATAGCACTAAGTTTCTGTGTGATAGGTGTTCAACTATGCGAAATAAAAACAAACATTATAAAAGAAGCTACAAGCTTAGTTATCAAGAAGTTCACACGATGCTTATGCAGCAAGGGTTCAAATGTAAGTGTTGTAGTAAAGAGATAGACATGCCTACTGATGCAACAGATAGAAGCGAGGCAGCCCTTGTAGACCACTGCCATGATACTGGAAAAGTAAGGGGTATAATATGTGGCAGATGTAACACAGGAATAGGACAGCTTGGCGATAACCTTAAAGGCGTAATGAAAGCAGTAAGATATTTGGAGGATAGCGGTGACACAACTTAAACCAATCGTAGGTAGCGTAAACATTCCCTTCTCACGAGAGAGGTATGAACGCTCAGACAACAAGGCTAAGCAGTGGGTGGTTGATTACTTATCCACACAAGGACATACAATCCTAGATACAGATGAAGATTTCTCTGTTGACATTAAAAGCAAAATAGATTATACTAACTTCTTCAGTGAGGCAGAGATAAAGTATGGATGGAAAGGTGATTGGAATCCTAGTTGGAAAGAGATACGTATCCCTTATCGTAAACATAAACTTATCAATGCAGTTGGTGACAAGGGAGTGTTACACTTCTACATCATACGACCAGACATGACAGCAGCATGGCGTATCAGTGGTGACACGTTAGCCAAGTCAGAAGTTAAAGAAGCACAGGGTGGTCGCATCCTAAAGGGAGAACAGTTCTTCCATGTGCCTTATCAACAAGCGGAGTTAATTGAAGTATGAAAAGATTAGTAGTAGACATTGAGACAGATAGCCTTGATGCTACCACAATACACTGTGTGGTTGCTAAAGACATAGACGAAGGTCGTGTCTATACTTATACACCACAGAGCGTTCAGCATTGTAAACCTTTGCTGGAGAGTGCAGACATTATTGTTATGCACAATGGTGTGTCGTTTGATGCACCAGTATTAAAGCGTCTGCTTAACGTAGACATTCCATTGAGTAAGCTACGTGACACTCTTATCTTGTCTCGTATGTTAGACCCATCACGAAAGGGTGGGCACTCACTGGAAGCTTGGGGTATTACATTAGGTTATCCTAAGTTAGACTTTAATAACTATACTTACTATTCAGAAGACATGCTTAAGTATTGTATAAGAGATGTAGAAGTTACTGAGAAGTTATATAAACATCTAATACCTGAGCTTAAAAGTTTTAGTCCTAATAGTATTAAGCTTGAACATCAGATAAGAGCAGTTGTAGATAAGCAAGAATGTAACGGCTTCCAACTTGATGTTCCTAAAGCAATGATGCTACAGGCTCAGCTGTCTGACGAATCAGCTAAGATTAGGGATGAGCTTCAGGCAATCTTCCCACCTATCACAGAGATACGTTACTCTGATAAGACAGGCAAACGTCTTAAAGATAATGTGGTTGTGTTTAACCCAGGCTCACGCCAACAGATAGCACAACGTCTTCAAGACAAGGGTTGGGAACCTGAGACATACACAGAAAAGGGACAGGCTATTGTCTCTGAGGAAGTGTTAGAGAAGGTTAACATCCCAGAGGCACAAGCAGTTGCTAAGTATCTAACCTTAGAGAAGCGTGTGTCTCAAATCAAATCGTGGATTGAAGCAGCCGATGAGGATGGCAGAGTTCACGGAAGGGTTGATACCTTGGGTGCAGTTACGAATCGTATGACACACTCATCGCCTAACATGGCACAGGTACCAGCCTCTTACAAACCTTATGGAGCAGAGTGTAGGGATGTATGGACAGTTAGCAATGACAACTATACACTACTAGGCTGTGATGCTTCTGGTCTTGAGCTAAGAACACTGGCTCACTACATGGGTGACGAAGGCTTCATTAAAGAAGTTCTTGAAGGTGACATACATACTGCTAACCAAAAGGCAGCAGGGCTACCAACAAGGGACGATGCAAAGACATTTATCTATGCGTTCCTATATGGTGCAGGGCCTGCGAAGATTGGTAAGATTGTGAATGGCACAGCCAAGGATGGCAAGCGGTTGATTGATAACTTCTTGTCTAACATGCCAGCCCTTCGGTCATTACGTGAGAGAGTAGACAAGCTAGCCAAGCGTGGTTATCTAAAGGGTATGGATGGACGTGTCTTACAAGTACGTTCACAACATGCTGCACTGAACACCCTGCTACAGGGAGCTGGAGCCATCGTATGTAAGATATGGCTTAAGCACATTATAATCCAAGCAACTAAAGCAGGATTAGACTTCAAGCTAGTAGCAAGTATTCACGATGAGTATCAGTTTGAAGTATTAAAGGAACACGCTGAGCAGTTAGGTGCTATCACTAAGGAAGCTATGAAGCTGACAGAGACAGAGCTTAATTGTAAGTGTCCTTTAGATAGTGAGTATAAGACTGGGGCTTCTTGGAAATTTACTCACTAATTAAAAAAGAGTGTTGACATTCATTTAAGGATGTGAGATACTTCATAAATCGCAGTGACATGGTGTTGCTGTGAAACGAAAACCAAAACGGAGAATTAAAATTATGACAGTTATTACAGGCAAAGTTTATTGGGCATCAGTACAACAACCAAACACAACGTTCGAACCTGAGTGGGGACTTGACCTGCTAGTGGATGACAACAATCGTTCACAGGTTATGGCAGACAAGCTAACCATTAAGAACAAAGGCGATGAGCGTGGTGATTTTGTACACATTCGTCAGCGTGTTGCACGCCGTGACGGTACAAAGAATGATGCACCTGTAGTACTTGATGGACAGAAAAATCCAAGCACCGAACTAATCGGTAACGGCAGCGTATGTAATGTTATGTACACACCATTTGCTTGGGACATGAATGGTAAGTCAGGTGTTACACCTATCCTCAAGAAGGTTCAGATTGTGGACTTAGTATCCTATGGTGAAGACTTCGAAGTCATCGAAGGTGCTTCTACTCCATCAGCATCTTCTACACAAATGAACGATGAGGTTCCTTTCTAGGACGTAACACCAACACGGGGGTCGCATTATATATATTGGCGACCAAAGCTTGAGAGCGAGGGATGGGAACTCAGGCACTTAATTAGGAGATTAAAAATGTTAGACTTACCAGATTATATTATTGTCTTCTACTTTGCGGTTGCATCATTCGTATTTGGATGGGCAATGCCACGAGGTAGATACTTGAAAGCTTTACAGTTACGTTTCTTTAAAGCAATACATAACTTCTTTGCAGACGAAGAAGAGTACATTACAAATAAAGTAGAACGTGTACGTAAAATTACTAAGCGTAACAACTAATGGAGAAGGTGACACCGACATACACATTAGACTGGTATGTTAAATGGATAGCAAGCTTCTTCGTGTTAGCAGCTGTCCTGTGTCGTTCATTAGAAGAAGTTCCTAAGATATATGATTTATATTTATCTGTAATAGGAACGGCAGGCTGGCTCTATGTCGGTATCTTATGGCATGACAGGGCTATCATTCTTTTGAACAGTGTTATATTCTTTGTACTCCTACTAGGATTACTTAGGTCTATTATCTAACATGATTAAGGAATAAATAGTAATGTATTATACTGTGTTTGTAACTACTAATATGTTTGATGGTAAGAAATATATCGGACAACATAAAACAGATATCATGAATGATACGTGGTTAGGCTCTGGAAAATTAGTAAAGAATGCTATTAAAAAGCACGGCAGAAAAAACTTTAAAAAGAAAGTTCTTTTTGTCTTTGATAATGAAGACGACATGACTAAGAAAGCCATCGATATTATTGCTAAGTACAAACCAGAATACAACTTAGATATCAAGGAAGGAAAAGAATAACATGACAAAAAAAGTTACCAAAGATGTAGACTATGTAAGCATTAACTTTGCAGAGAATGGTTTCATTATTGAATACTCAGGCATGACAGCCGAGGATGACTATCGAAGTGTAAAGCGATTAGTATCTGACTTTGACTCATTGGTTAAGGAATTAGAACTAGCAATTAAAGCAAGTAGTTACGGAGAATAATATGACAAAGACATTAGATACTCTGATACCAGACATCTACAGTATGCTTGAGCAGGGTACTGATGTTGAACAACCACATGTTAAAGAAGCTCTTGATGAAGTAGGCGGCCTTGTGCGAGAGGCAGTTGAAATCATCCTCCGTGAGGGACAGCGTACAGGTGTATCAAACCTACGCCTCTCTGCAATCGGTAAACCAGACCGTCAAATCTGGTACGGAGCGAAGGGCGAAGAAGGAGAGTCAATCAATGGACAGACTAAGATTAAGTTCCTTATGGGACATGTCCTTGAGGCTCTCCTGATTTGTCTTACTAAGGCAGCAGGCCACGAAGTAACAGAGGCACAGGATACTGTAGAGGTAGAGGGTGTACTTGGACATCAGGACTGCCGCATTGATGGCTGGCTTGTGGATATAAAGTCTGCTAGTAGCTTTGCCTTCAAGAAGTTTAAAGAAGGAACGCTCTCAGAGGATGACAGCTTCGGCTACATCCCACAAATT